GAGAACCCTGCAATCGAAGAGGATTTTATTGCTCTAAAAAACGAAGAGATAAAACTTGCAGAAGTATCAACTGAGAAGCGTATCCTACTTGGTGCTTTACTTATCCCAAACAAACCTATATACAGACGTAAAGGCGAAGAGGAGTATTATATCTACTTTTCAAGAGATACTGTATTAAAGGCATCGCAATTATACTTACAGAATGGCAATCAGAATAAAGCAACATTAGAACATCAACATAGCATTAACGGATTAACACTTGTAGAGAGTTGGATAGTAGAGGACGAAACACACGACAAAAGCAGAAAGTACGGACTAAATGTACCTGTGGGAACTTGGATGGGGGCTGTAAAAGTCAACAACGAAGAGATATGGGAGCAGTTTGTAAAAACAGGCAAAGTTAAGGGATTCTCTATTGAGGGGTACTTTGCTGACAAGATGGAACGTCCTAAAGAACCTATCAATGACTTTGATGAGGATGAAGCACAGGATATGCTTAAATACATCCGCAGGATCGTTAAGAAAGATGGTAGGTACAAAGATGGAAAAAAAGAACAATTAGAATCTTACTCTGACTATCCAAGTGGTGTAAAGAATAACGCTAAACGTGGTATCGAACTTAACGAGAAGGTAAACAACAAGTGTGCTACTGATGTAGGTAAGATACGAGCGCAACAACTTGCACAAGGTAAACCCATCTCAAAAGAAACAATTAAACGTATGTACTCATATCTTAGCAGAGCAGAAGAGTACTACGATGAAAGCGACTCAAAAGCGTGTGGTACTATCTCATATCTTTTATGGGGTGGTAAAGCAGGTAAAAGGTGGGCTGAAAGCAAGTTAAAAGAATTAGGGGAGTTAGACTTAGCTTCTCAGGTTCTAAACGATGAGATGGCTATTATAGATGATAGACTTGCGTTTGCTACAAAAGAGTTAGCAATAGCAGCAGCAAAAGATATAGGTTGTGAGAGTTACCACGAACACGAATACGAGGGCAAAGTATGGTATATGCCTTGCGAACAACACAGCTTAAAAAAACCATGCCAAGCAGGATACGTCCAATATGGTATGAAAATGAAAAACGGAAAAAAAGTACCTAATTGTATCCCTATTAAATAAAAAATTATGAGCGAAAAGAATGTAAGCAAGATGCTATTTAGCAACCAAGAGAAAGTAGAGTTAAATTTAATTAACGATGCTAAACGACTAATAAAATCATTAGATGCTATTTTTGAATACAAACAAGAAAAAGATAGACCTATTGCAGCAGGTATAGAAAAATTAAAATCATTAAAAAAAGAAGTGATTAATGCCAAGTCAGATGTTAGCACTTATATTTCAATAGAAAAAAGAATACCAAAATTTGAATCACAATTAAAAGAAGCATTTTCAACTTTAAACTTTTTAGATAAAGCTGCTAAAGAATTAGGTGTAAAAACTGAATCTATGAAAGAATTTAAAGACTTAGACGATACAATTTATATAGCAAAACGTGACATTGAATATTTAAAAAAAGTTGTTGATTTAGCTAAAAAAACATTAAAAGATTTTTAATATAATAATGGCTAAAAGAATAGACTACATAAAAGTATTAAAGCCAAAGGTACGCAGAAAGGGTGTACACGCTAAAACTAAAATGAGCAGTATTAAGGGTTCAAAGCTATATAAGAAAAAATACAGAGGTCAAGGATGAAAAGGCGAAGGATACATAAATCATTTAAGACACCATCAAAGACAAGCCCTAAGGGATCAAGACGAGGATGTTTGTGTGAGGACAATACATACTCCATAAGCTGTTGTGATGGCAGCCACAGGGCGCAAGGGATAGGAAAAGTTTAAAATTTAAAATTAAAAACAATGAGTAAAAAAATAATGAAAAAAATCGTTTCTATTGAGAAACAAGAGCTATCTGCTGAAAAGGTAGAACTTGCTATTGCTGATGATATACAGCGTGTAACAAATGCTTTAAATTCTCAAATATCTATTGATGATAGAGTTACAAAAGAAAGCGTTAAGTTTTATAGTGATTTAGTAAACAAAATACCTAAAGCAAAAGAGCAAATTAAAACAAATAGGTCTGTTGTGAAAGCAACTGATAGCAAAATTAATATCGCTGAAAACACATTAAAAGAAGCTAAAAGAGCTGCTGACGATTTAGGTGTCAATCCAAAAAGTATTGACGGATATAATGAATTAGAGCAATTAATTGATAGGGTGCAAAAAAGCCAAAAAAATGTAGATGAGATTAGCGACAGACTACAAAGATTATTTTAGAAAATGCAAAATAAATTTTAAATACTATATATAATTATGAAAGCGACAGAAATCTTAAGTAAAATTAAAACCTATCTTGGGGAAGATACTGCTGATATCGTAGAAAATATCGAGCAATCCCAAGTAGTAGAGTTAGCACAAGCGAAACTCGATAACGGAACTGTCCTTGAAGCCGAAGCGTTTGAAGCAGGTAATGAAATCTTTATACTTACAGATGACGAGAAAGTAGCCGTACCCGTTGGCGAATATACAATGGAAGATGGTAAAATTCTTGTTGTTTCTGAAGAAGGTCTTATTGGCGAAATCAAATCTGAAAGCCAAGAGGAAGAAGAGGAAGTAGAAGCATCTGAGGAAGTTGAAGAGCAACTTGAAGAGGAAGTGGAAGCTAAGTATGCAACTAAAGAAGAGTTAGCAGAAGTAAAGTCATTGGTTGAGGAAATCAAAACAATGATTGAAAACAAAGAGGAGATGAGCGAAGTAGAAGAGCAAGTGAAAGCAGAACTATCTGAAACACCTGCTACCGAAGCGATCACTCATAACCCTGAACCTAAAAAACAAGTCAATCTAAAATTTGCACAAAACAGAAAGCAAGGAACGATTGACCGAGTAATGCAAAAATTAATCAACAACTAAATATTTAGAAAATGCCAAATCCAACTATTACAGGAAGTAGCTATGCAGGGGAATTTGCAGGAAAATACCTCGGAGCTGCTTTATTAAGTGCTGATACACTTGACAAAGGTGCTATCACAATTTTACCAAATGTAAAGTACAAAGCTGCTATGAAAGTAGGTGCTATGGCGAACCTTGTGCGTTCTGCTGATTGCGACTTTGACTCTACTACATCAACACTAACTCTAACTGAGAAAGTGCTTACACCAACTGAATTGCAAGTAAACTTACAACTATGTAAGAAAGAATTGCACTCTGATTGGGAAGCTGCCCAAATGGGATTCTCTGCTTTTGATGAGTTGCCACCATTGTTTTCTGACTACGTTATCGGTCGTGTAGCTGCTGAGGTCGCTGCCGCAACTGAAACTTCTATTTGGAGCGGTAGTGCAGGAGAAGGTAACTTTGATGGCTTTGAAACTCTATTGACTGCTGACTCAGACGTTAATGACGTAACCGCAGGTACAGTTACATCTACAAACGTAATTACAGAGCTTGGAAAAATCGTTGATGCGATTCCATCTGCTGTTTACGGAAAAGACGATCTTACTATCTACGTTTCATCTAACATCGCTCGTGCTTACATTAGAGCTTTGGGTGGATTTGTTGCTACTATCGGCGCAGCAGGTTCTGATAACAAAGGAACTCAATGGTACGGGGGTGGAGAACTATCTTTTGATGGTATCAATCTTTTTGTAGCTAAAGGTCTTGCTGACAACACAGCAGTAGCTGCTCAGAAGTCTAACCTATTCTTTGGCACAGGTTTGCTAAATGATAGAAATGAGGTACGTGTCATAGACACTTCCGAGACTTTAGGCGATGACAATGTTCGTGTTGTAATGCGTTACACAGCAGGTGTGCAACATGGTATTGGTGGCGATATCGTTCTTTATTCGTAATCAATAATTCTCTAACTTAAAAGGGGTGGGTAAGCCGAGTGCCTACCTACCCTTTTTTATTAAAACAAAAAAATTATGCCTTGTTCAGTATCAAACGGAAGAGCGTTACCATGTAAGAGTGGTGTAGGTGGGCTGAAAAACATTTACTTTGCCCCATACACAACTACCACAGCTGCCTTAACTGACAGCTCAGGTACAATCACTTTAGATGATAGCGTATCTTTTTACAAATATGAAATCAAGGGTAACTCATCATTAGAAACTGCTATTAACTCGTCAAGAGAAAATGGCACTACTTTTTATGAGTCAACCCTTAATGTTACATTTACGTTTTTAGATGTAGCTACTCAAGAGCAGATTAAGCTCTTATCGCATGGTCGACCCCAAATCGTTGTTGAAGATTATAATGGCAATGGCTTTTTGGTAGGTAAAGATCATGGTTCAGAAGTTACAGGGGGTACAGTTGTTACAGGTGCAGCTATGGGAGATTTAAGTGGATTCACACTTACCCTTACTGCTCAAGAAACAGCCCCACCATTCTTTGTAGCGACATTACCAACTGATGATTCATCATCGCCAATAGACCCAACTCCATAATTTTTTGTATATTAGCAAAGAGTTTTTTTCATTAAGTTTGGTTTAGTTATAGACAGGGGGTGTAAAAGCCCCCTTTTTTATATACAAAATTCAGAAACTTTACGATATATAGGTATGATACACCTTACTACATCAACCGATGCTCAAACAATCAAGGTTATACCACGAAATTATGCTACAAATGTAAGTATGGTACTTCGTGATGATTCTACAAATGCAGAGGTTACATATAGCGTAAGTACAACAACCAATAAGGACTATTTAGTGTTAAGTCAAGCACTTGCTTTAACTGAGGGTAGGTTTTATGATTTAACAATCAAAGAGGGTTTAAGCGTTATATTTAAAGATAAAGTATTTTGCACAGATCAGACTATCGACCAAGATACGAACAATTATTACTCAGTAAACGATGGGGAGTACACAAGTGATACAACCTACGATAACGATTACATCATATTATGAAAAACGATTTAAGGATAGTTAATTTAAGCACCTACACAAGCCCTACTGTAAAAGAAGTACGGAGTCAAGAGTTTGTATCGTATGGCGATGATAACAACTACTATCAACACCTTATCGACCTTTACAATGGTAGCCCAACAAACAACGCTTGTGTTACTGCTATAAGTGAGATGATATACGGAAAAGGTTTAGATGCTACCGATAGCAACAGAAAACCCGACCAATACGCACAGATGGTGTCTTTGTTTAATGCTGACTGTATTCGTAAGGTAGTGTATGATTTAAAACTTATGGGGCAATGTGCTTTGCAAGTCATCTATTCTAAGGATAGAAGTAAGATTGTAACTCTTGAGCATATCCCTGTTGAAACATTACGAGCTGAGAAGTGTAATGATAAAGGCGAAATAGAAGCATACTTTTATCACTACGATTGGGCTAAGTACAAAAAAAGCGATGAGCTTAAACGTATCCCTGCTTTTGGAACTTCTAAAGATGGCTTAGAAATTATGTACATAAAACCTTATAGAGCAGGATTTAAATACTATTCGCCTGTTGACTATCAAGGGGGTACGCAATACGCAGAGTTAGAGGAAGAGATAAGCAATTACCACTTAAACAATATAATGAATGGCTTAGCACCATCAATGCTTATCAACTTCAACAACGGAACGCCCGATCCTGAGCAAAGAGAACTAATTGAAAGACGTATCTATGAGAAGTTTAGTGGTAGTAGCAACGCAGGTAAGTTTATATTGGCTTTTAACGATAACGCTGAAACTGCTGCTGACATACAACCTATTCAACTTTCTGATGCACATAATCAATACCAATTCCTAAGCGATGAGAGTTCACGTAAGATACTTGTTTCACACAGGGTAGTATCTCCTATGCTTTTAGGAATTAAAGACAATACAGGGCTTGGAAACAACGCAGACGAGCTTAAAACAGCTACTATCCTTATGGATAACACTGTAATACGTCCATTCCAAAGATTACTTATTGAGAGCTTTGAGCAAATCCTTGCTTATAATAACATCTCACTAAACCTATACTTTAAGACCTTACAACCTTTAGAGTTTACTGACCTTGATAATGTAGAGGACTCTGAAACACGAGAAGAGGAAACAGGGGTTAAAATGAGCAAAGAGGACTTGACTGATGAAGAGTTTGATATTATACTTGACGAACTAAGGGGCGAAACAATCTCAAACCGATGGGAAGCAGTTGACGTAAGAGAGCAAAGCGATGATAACGAAAGTATTGAGGATTGGGCTGTTAAGCACATTGACTCAAAGGAAGAGCAGTTAGAAAAAAAATCAATAGACTCAAAAAAGAGTGGGTTTAGCTACTTAGACAAATCCCTATATAAAGTAAGATATCGTTTTTCAGAAAAGTACATCTCAGGCAAATCAAGACAATTCTGTCGTATTATGATGAGCAGAAGTAACAGAGGGGTTGTATATCGTGTAGAAGATATTGACAAAGCATCAAACGCAGGTGTAAATAAATCTTTTGGACATCAAGGCAAAGCATATGATCTATTTAGATACAAAGGTGGAGTAAACTGTGGGCATAGATGGGAAGAGGTCTTATACAGACTTAAATCTAAAACTATGAAAAAGGTAATCCAAAACTACGATGAAGTAAACAAGATACCTAAGTCTTATGCACCTACACCACGAGGATATAAGGATGCAGAGAAAGCACCAAAAGATATGCCAAATAACGGACACCACCCAAATTATAAAGGATAATGGCAACAGCACTATTTATATCAAGAACGGACTTAGTTAAGAACAGCATTATAGATGGTAATGTTGATACTGACAAGTTTATACAGTTTATCAAGATTGCACAGGAGATTGAGGTGCAGAACTATTTAGGTACAGACCTATACAATAAGATTAGTGCAGATATCATCGCAGGTACGCTATCAGGGGATTATCTTAACCTTGTAAACGATTACGTTCAACCC